GTATCACTAAGGAGTTAGGATGTCTAAAAAAAATAAAGGTTCACCCAACTTATACAAGGGTATGAAGAGTTTAAACCCTAACGGGAGACCTAAGGGCAGTGTCAACAAGTATACAGCCCTAAGTAGAGAGTTGATGTCTAATAGAGGACCAGAGATTGTACAAAAGGTTATAGACTTAGCACTCGAAGGTGATAGAACTTGTCTTAAGATGTGTATGGACCGAATTATACCTACGACTAAGTCAGTAGAGTTTAGGTCCGGAGAAGATAAAGGTAACGTAATTATTAATGTTGGTGGTCTCGAAGCTAAGAAAATAGAAATAGAAGAAAAAGACCAAAAAGAACTAACATATGAAGATGGTGTAATAATAGAAGAAGCTGATATTGACAAAACAATTGTGAGTATCGGTAATGGCTAAAGAGTTAGATGTACAACTACATCCTGCACAGCTAGAAATCTTCAATAGCACTGCCCGATTTAAAGTAGTAAGTGCGGGTAGGCGATTTGGAAAGTCCAGACTAGCAGCGTGGATACTAATCATCAAGGCTCTACAGTCGGAAAGTAAGGATGTCTTTTATATAGGTCCTACTTTTCAGCAAGCTAAAGATATTATGTGGAATATGCTTAAGGAACTGTTGCACGATACAGACCTTATAGAGTCTACCCACGAGAATACAGCTACTATGAAGTTAGTTAATGGTAGGAGAATTAGCTTAAAGGGGAGTGACAGACCAGATACTCTAAGAGGCGTAGGACTTGCTTATGTCGTGCTCGATGAGTACGCAAGTATGAAGGTAGAAGTCTGGGAACAGATTATAAGACCTACACTTTCAGATGTAAAAGGTGGTGCGCTTTTTATTGGGACGCCTGCCGGGAAGAATCACTTCTATGATTTGTATTTAGAAGCAGAAAAAGATGAAGACTGGGAAGCATTTCAGTATACATCTATAGATAATCCTCTAATAGACCCTAAAGAGGTAGAAGTAGCTAGAAGAACGATGTCGTCACAGGCGTTCAGGCAAGAATTTGAAGCGTCGTTTGTAAGTTTTACTGGTGGTATATTTAAAAATGAATGGATTAAGTACGATGAGAATGAACCGGAGGAAGGCAATTTTGTTATTGCGGTTGACCCTGCGGGCTTTGAAGCGGTGGAAAAAGAACGTGGTCTTAAAGGGAGTAAGTTAGATGAAACAGCTATATCAATCGTTAAAATCCACGGTGATAAGTGGTGGGTCAAAGATATACTACACGGTAGATGGAATATTAAAGAAACTGCTTCTAAAATATTACAGGCTGCAATTGAGAATCAGGCAACGACTGTCGGAATAGAATCTGGAGCGTTAAAAAACGCTATCTTACCTTATCTTCAGGATGAGATGAGAACACAAGGTAGATGGGTAGTTATAACAGACGTAACCCACGGTGGTAAGAAGAAAGCAGATAGAATTACTTGGGCTCTGCAAGGTAGAATGGAGCACGGTAAGATTACATTTAATCGTAATTCTGATTGGAATAGCGAGTTAGAGACACAGTTAATAGAGTTTCCTAGTAAAGGAACACACGACGACATTATCGACTCACTCGCATACATAGACCAAGTTAGTGTAGCAGACTTTATGCACACTATAGAATTAGAAGAGGAGTGGAAACCGTATGATGACGTTGCAGGATACTGATGGAAGAAAATAAATATCAAGGATTAGCAAGTTGGCTAGGCTCTCGTTTAGAAGAGTGGAGAAACCACAGAGATTCTAATTATTTAGATATGTGGGACGAGTATTATCGTTTATGGCGTGGTATCTGGAAAGCTAGTGATAAAACTAGAGAGTCTGAAAAGTCTAGATTAATATCTCCTGCATTACAACAAGCAGTTGAATCATCTGTATCAGAAATCGAAGAAGCTACTTTTGGCAGAGGCAAGTGGTTTGATATCAAAGACGATATGTTAGACAGAGACCCTAGAGATGCTGAATATATACGCAATTTATTACAAGAAGATTTAGAATCTACAGGTTGTAAAGATGCTATATGTGAAGTATTTTTAAATGCTGCTGTATATGGTACAGGAATTGGTAAGATATCTGTAGAAGAAAACACTTGGAAATATCCAGTAGAAGTTCCAGTACAAGGAACTATGACTACAGAAAGAATATTACAAGAAGACACTGTAATAGATGTTAAAGTAGAAGCTATAAGCCCTAAAGAATTTCTTATTGACCCATCTGCGGTTAATATACAAGAAGCACTAGGTGTCGCACACGAAGTAATTAAACCTAGACACAGTATTATTAAAGGTATTAAAGATGGTACTTACAGAGATATTGTTATTGAAGGCGACTATAACATAGACAGACTAAAAGGTTTTGACCCTGAAGAGTCTAGACCTGACGCATCAGACCAAATAAAAATTACTGAGTATTGGGGTAAAGTACCTGCAAGATTCCTAGAAGAAAATGAGTCTATGGATGATTTTGAGTATGAGGCAGATGAATTAGTAGAGGCTGTAGTTACTATAGCTAACGATTCACACATACTCAGAGCTAACAAAAACCCATTTATGATGGAAGACAGACCGTTTGTTTCGTATCAACACGACATTGTACCATCAAAATTTTGGGGCAGAGGAGTTTGTGAAAAGGGATATAATCCACAAAAAGCACTAGACGCTGAAATGAGAGCACGAATTGACTCGTTAGCTCTGACTACTACACCAATGATGGCTGCCGACGCAACTCGTATGCCTCGCGGAGTCAAGCTAGAAGTCAGACCGGGTAAGACTATTCTTACTAATGGCGACCCAAGACAAGCAATAATGCCATTATCCTTAGGTAGCACCGACCAAAATACATACAATCAAGTAGCAAGCCTACAAAATATGATTCAAATGGGTACTGGAAGTGCTGACACTGGAGGTAGTGCAGAACGTGCTACATCTGCAGGTATGTCTATGCAACAGTCTTCTTCTATTAAAAGACAGAAGCGTACTCTAATGAATTTCCAAAATACGTTTCTTATTCCTATGATTAATAAGTCGTTATGGAGAAAAATACAGTTTGATGTAGATAGGTATCCTATTGCAGACTACAAATTTGTACCTTATTCTACTATGGGCATTATGGCTAAAGAGCTAGAAGCACAACAAATGGTTAGTTTATTGCAAGCTATACCTAAAGACTCTCCTGCATTTAATGTAATATTACTATCTATATTCCAAAACTCTAGTGTACATAACAGAGACCAAGTAGTACAAGCATTAATGCAAGGTATGCAGCCAGACCCTCAAGCACAAGAAATGCAATCAATAGCTATGCAATTACAAGTACAGCAAGCACAAGCAGATATTCAAAAAACTATGGCAGAAGCTCAAGAAGAGCAAACTAAAGCTATGAAAAATGCTGCAGAAGCAGGAGCAGCACAGCCTACAGAAATGAAGATTCAAGAAGCATACGTTAGGTTGCAAAAAGAATTAGCAGCAATTGAAAAAATGAGAGCTGATACTGAAAATACTAATTCAGAAACCGTAAGAAATATTCCCGAAATGGAACATTTACAATCTGAAACATTATTAAATATAGCTACAGCACAAGAAAAGTTACAAGGATAGTATATGGCTAAGACAGCAGCGTGGCAACGTAAAGAAGGTCAAAATCCTAAAGGCGGATTAAATGCTAAAGGTAGAGCTTCTTATAATGCACAAACAGGAGGCAATCTAAAAGCACCACAAGGAAGCGGAACAGATAGTAGACGTGTATCCTTTGCTTGTAGATTTGCCGGTATGGCAGGACCTATGATAGATGCTAAAGGTAAGCCTACTCGTAAAGCATTAGCATTAAAGAAATGGGGCTTTAGCTCCGAAGCAGCAGCTAGAAATTTTTGCAATAGACACAAGAAATCTTAATGGCAAAAGAAGACGAAGAATTTTATAGAGATAGAATCGAACTATTAGAAACTGAAGGATGGGCAGACCTTATAGAAGAATTAAAGGTTATGTCTGAATCAGTCAAGAGATTAGATTCTATTGATAATGAAAAAGACCTATGGTTCGCCAGAGGTCAGTTGTCAATTCTAAGACAGATGATTGTTTTAGAAGACGCAACAAAAGCAGCGATGACAGAACTAGGCAACTAGCGTCATCTTTTTACAACTTCATAACCCTAATGGGCGGAGAACAATGATATGAGCAATATAGTAGTAGACCCCGATGAAATTTCGGAAGACGAGGTAGAAAACACAGAAGAGGAAACCCTTGAAGCAACGGAAGTAGAAACAGAAGAAGAAACTCTCGAGGTTCCAGACAAGTTTGCAGGTAAAAGTGTAGAGGATATAATCAAAAGTTATCAAAACTTAGAACAAGAACTTGGACGTAAGAGTCAAGAAATTGGAGAGTTAAGACAATTATCAGATAGTTTCCTCAAAGCCGAAGTAGCAAGAAGTTCAAGCGGGAATAATCTACAGGCAGAAAACTCAAACACAGAAACAGAAGATGATTTTTTTGAAGACCCCAGTAAATCGGTTAATTCTTTAATAGAAAAACATCCTAAGTTTCAAGAGTTCCAACAATTCCAAGCTCAGCAACAAGCAGAAACGAGTAAGGCACAATTGGAACAGGCTCATCCAGATTTTATGGACATTGTACAAGATACAGGTTTTCAAAACTGGGTTCAGTCAAGTAAGTTTAGAACGGATTTATTTCAACAAGCTGACGCTTACAATTACGAAGCAGCAGATGAATTATTGACACACTGGAAAGAGCGTTCAATGATTGATAAAACTGCAGAAGTAAAAGAACAGCAAAAAGCTACAAGAAAAAAAGCCTTAAAAACTGGCAAGAGTGAATCTAAAGTATCATCTGAATCTACAGCAGGTAAGAAAACATATCGTAGGGCAGACCTAATACGTCTTAAAGCAACAGACCCTAATAGATACGCAGACTTAGCTGATGAAATATACAATGCCTATGCTGAAGGTAGAGTCAAATAATTTGATTATACTATAACACAGGAGTAATATTATGGCAACAGGTGTCATCGGCACTAACCATCAAACGGTTACTACAGGTGCGAATTTCATCCCAGAAATCTGGTCAGATGAAACTATCGCAGCGTACAAATCGAACTTGGTGGTAGCTCCCCTAGTTACTCGCTTGAATCATAAAGGTAAAAAAGGTGATACTATTCACATTCCAACGCCGACTCGTGGTTCTGCGACAGCTAAGGCAGCAAATACAAAAGTAGCAATTCAGGGCGATACTCACGGTACTACCAATCTTTCGATTGATAAGCACTATGAATACTCTGTATTGATTGAAGATATCACAGAAGTTCAAGCATTGAGCTCTCTCAGAAAGTTCTACACTGACGATGCGGGCTATGCTCTCGCCAAGCAGGTGGACACTGACCTACTAAACCTTACTGAAGGTTTACAGGGCGGTACTGTAGGCGGTTCTGGAGCTTCATCTTGGGAAAAAGCATACCTAGGTTCAGGTACAGCAGCTTTCTACAACGGTTCTTCTTCAAACGCAGCAGACATTACAGACGCAGGTATTAGAGCTATGCTTCTAAAACTTGACGATGCGGATGTACCAATGGACAATCGTTCATTAATCATTCCACCAGTCTGTGCTAATGACTTGCTAGGTATCAACAGATTCACTGAGCAACAGTTCATTGGTTCTGGTGACGCAATTAAAACCGGTAAGATTGGTCAAATCTACGGTGTAGACGTATACATTTCATCTAACTGTCCTTCAGCAGCAGGTAACTCTGGTGCGGATAGAGTAGGTGTATTACTACACAAAGATGCAATCGCTCTAGCGGAACAGGTGGGCGTCAGGAGCCAGACTCAATATAAACAGGAGTATCTTGGTGACTTGTTCACTTCTGACACTATTTATGGTGTTGGAGAAATGCGTAATAACGCAGGACTTGCTTTCGTAGTACCGGGCTCATAAGTTAATTGAGCAGTAGCCCTTTCTCACGAGAGGGTTACACTGAATTAATTAGGAGTAACTATGCCTTTTTATGATTTTGAATGTAAGAACAAACATACTACAGAGATGTTAGTATCTTACAGTAAAAGAGAGGAGACTCAGATTTGTGAAGAATGTGGAGAACCTGCTCATTATAAATTAAGTTTCTGTACTAATTTTCAATATGGCAGCAACTATAGTTCTTTTGCTGCTGATACTCATAAATGGAATATGAGAGAACAGAAAAGAAAGTCAATGACAGAAAGTCAAAAGAATCAATCTTATACGGGATAGTATGGCTACTAAAAGAAAACACATTAGTTTATTTGAAGATTCTTCTAGTCGTTTAGAGCTAGAAGCATTTAAGAATAAAATTAAAAAGTTATATGATGAAATACTAGAGCGTACATATAAAATAGAAAATCCCGGAGCAAGTCCTGAAGAGGTTGCAGCATACGTTGAAGAGAATGGTCTGCAGTTTCCAGACGATAGTATTGATGAAGAAACTAGTGAAGTAGACAAT